TCGCGAGACCTGCGTGGGTTGCCAAGTCACTGTTTCCTCTACCCGGTACTTCCAAGAATACAATTGAATTAGTAGAAATCGCTTCAATGTACGCACAATCAATATAATGCGCAAGTTCTTGAACAGCTGTTTGGAAACCAAGGGATTCAAGACCTGGCATATCATTGAACACCGTCTTGGCAATACCAATAATGTTTGTATCTACGCGATCATCAAGGGCTAAGTCTCTGGCAGACTTCATAGACTCATTTCCACAGATACAATAGAGACGGTCAAGTCCATTAATATTCTTGACAGCTCTATCAACATCAACAAAGTCATAGGATGTTTTCAAGATGGATCCAGGTCCTTCGTCAATGTGTTCTTGATCAAAGTATGTTTTCACATTCTGATTGAGACCTCTAAAGCCATCTGCGAAACCATGAACATGGTTACCCTGACTCTTTTCACGAAGGGTAATAGACCTAATTACCGTATTCACACCCGGACACACACCACCAGCGGTAAGGATGCCAATGTTCATCTTTGAATTACATATGTACTTAGTTTTTATGTATGTATAATCTATAGGAATGTCCCTGGAAATTGTGACATACGCGAACAAGTCTCAGGGTATGTTTGAAGAGCTTGTCAATAATGAGTTTGGTGTCCCAGTCAAAGTTTTGGGTTGGGGTAAGAAATGGAATGGATATTCAGACAAGTCCAAGGGTCTTTTAGAATACATGAAAACAAAAAATGACGATGATATTATTGTTTTCGTTGACGGGTTTGATACAAAAATTAATAAAAGCCCTCAGAATGTATTGGAACTTTTCAAGGAGTGTGACTGTCGAGTTTTAATCTCAAAAGATCCAGAAGTTTCTGGAAAATCCCTCACACATCTTATTTTTGGAAAGTGTGTTGAAAAATCAACGGCTAATGCTGGAATGTACATGGGGTATGTCAAAGAACTCACTATGATGTTACAAGACGAAGCTGATATGAAATGTCTCGACGATCAATTTAATCTTAATGCTTTGTGTAAAAAACACAATTTCATAACAGTTGACGAGGAGGAGAAAATCTTTAAAAACTTTGGACCTTTGGACAAGAAACATGGTACGGACGCCATCTTTGTCTCATACCCAGGTTCTCCAAGTTTCAATCGCTACACACGAGCTATAGTTGAATACACACAATTTTTGTACATGTATATATTGTGTCTAATCATATTGGGTCTAGCTTTCTTTCCACAAAGACAAAAAGTTTTGTTACCTACATTGATTTTATTTACAAGTTTCTATGCTTTTGTCGCGGATAAGTCATGCACTTTCCATTCTCGCTAAGTCATCTATATCATGACTTGAACGTCTATTACTAGTGAATTCTCTACTCTTTCGTCTCACACCGGATAGAGCAGCAATCCATCTCGACACAGCTCGACTTTTCGCGAGTTCTGACGCGGTATCATCACTCACAATTATACTCAAACCATTACACACATCTGGTTTATTCTCCCTATCCGGAAATTCTAAATTGAAAGCTTGTATAGATATTGATGGAATATCCGGTGCGTCATCTAAAAGTCTATCGTACTCTTCACGACATTTCTTCACAAAATCTACAACACAACTACGATCTTTTTCATCTAATGAAAGTTCCATATCAATATTTCTATAAAACTTTGAATATTGGACACACATCAAAGAATGAGAGTCTGATAATGTAGAACTTTGACTAAATTTACCTATTGATGTTAATATTCCACCAATAACGTTTAGAAATGCAAAAAAGTACTGAACAATCATAATTTTGTTCTTTACATGTTGTGGAACATTGTCATTACCACTTGGATTAAGCACGGCAAAGCCCCCGACCCCTGTTATACTAGAGATTACAATACTAGGATAAGAGAGGTAGTCATTTTGTCTTTTATAGTGAAGCCGGGCGTGGTTGTGAAGCCACCGGTACCCCGCAGCTCTTTCCGCCCATGATTTTAGAAGCTTCTCCTGCTTATCACACCAGTGATGTGTTTCGTCGTGAGCTTCCATTATTTTACGCGGGGATTTTAAATATCATCTTCGTAAGAATAGAGAGTTTGTTTATATTGTTCATACAAAATGTCATAAAGACTTTCTGTAGGAATTTCATCTCTTATAGCCTTGATATGCACTGTAGTCAAAGGCACTTCATCTTTGTGTTCTTTATCATTCCACACATTAAGACATCCTGAAATTTCGTATTTCTTCAAATTATCACAGTATCCTGAATAGTTATCTTTTGGGACCATGTGATCAAATCTTCTTAGTGTAATACTACCATCTGCGATCGAAGCATACTTTGTTGTGCCGTTTTTAAGGTGAAAAAATACGCCCATATTTACTTTATATTAAGATTTGTTTTTAAGTTATTTATCAAAACCGATTAACTTCTCTTGATGTTGGTGTTTCTAGCCATGATGAAAAACCCAGCAAGACCAAGGACAAGAGTAGCCGCCAAGATACTGAAGCCCATCATCTGCATTTTCTTAGCCTTTTTTTGTTGTTGTTCGCGAATGGCGTTCATTTTTATAATATAGCGAAAGATTTAATTTTTATGTGCTAAACAAAATCATTAACATACACATACAACAAATGCAAGACATCATACTTCCATGAACATTAGTACAAGTTTTTCCTGGTATTGCTTTACAAAGAGTTGCCTGAGAACTTGAAACGCAACAACAACATATATACGCGAGAAGTGCTATCTTGGCACCGTCCATTTAAATATTAGGATATTTTTGTTATCTTAATATTTAAGTTTTTTTTTATTGCGCGAGTCGAATTTTTATATATTTAAGCCATCAACAACTTAGTTGGAGAAGGCGAGACCACCCATACCGGATTGGATGCGGAGGACGTTGTAGTTGGTCGCGAACATGTGCATGGTGGTCGCATCAGTGGCCTTCATGGTCACCGCGACTTGAGCGTTGTCAATGCGAGAGAAGTTGCAAGTACCAGTTGGTTGGTGCTCTTCTGGCTTAAGCGCGAAGGAGTAAGAGTACACACCTGGGTATGGGCAGCCAGAGTGGTGGTTGTACGCTTGGACTTGGTTGAAGTACTTACCCTTTTGTTCCTTGAATCGGTCTTGGCCGTTGAGGACAAGCTTGAAAGTGGAAAGTGGGCCGGAAGCTTCTTCGGTGAAGTCTTCGGTGGAAGCACCGGTGGCGAGGAGTGGGACACCGGACGCGTAGCTCAATGGCACGTAGCAGTTGGCTTCAGTGGCAACCGCGCACGCGTTGGATTCGAGGACAATTTCGTCATCGTTGTTGTTGGAGGTGAAGTTCCACAAGGAGGTAGCCGCCGCGGTGTTGGAGAAGCACCAGACGAGTTCCTTAACTGGGTGGTTGTAGGACAAGCGGACTTGCTTGGTGGCAGAGGAGGTGACGGTGTCGGAGCCAGTGTGTTGCACTTGCTCGATGAGGTATTCGTGACCCTTTTGCGCGAAACGACGACGCTCTTCGGTGTCAAGGTAGACATAGTTACCCCAGACCTTGAAGGTGTCGGTGTTACAGTAGTCGGAGAAGTCAGACGCCAAATCAATGTCGATGCGGACTTCGTGGTATTGGAGCGCAATCAATGGCAAGTAGAGGCCTGGGTTGCGGTTGAAGAAGAAGATGAGTGGCAAATACACGGTGTTACCGGTAGTCGCGGTGGTCATCTTGGCGTAAGTAGCCTTCTTGGATTCATCCAAGTAAAGCTCGGAGTACAAACGCCACCACTTTTGGTAGTGCTTGTCAATGCGTTGGCCACCAATGGAAAGCTCAACGTTGTTGATCGCACGCTCAGCGACCCAGTTACAGTCACTGCCATCAGCGGTGCTGGTGTTAGTCGCAGCGGACTTGAGTTCGACGTACATGTCACCGATCAAATCACCGTTGCGGGCAACAGTGACGGAGACGCGGCCTGAGTTGGCAGCGGTACCGTTGACAGTTTGTTCAATGTTTTCCATAGCGAAGTTAGTGTGGCGCTTGTAGACGGCCTGGAAGAAGGTAACCTTAGGGTTTCCAGTCAAGTAGACGTCTTGAGCACCGTAAGCGACGAGTTGCAT